ATTGACATTTGACATTACCTCCTGATTAGGTCAATTCTTCGACGAGTCGGCCACCATCGAAGGCAGTGATCTTAAAGATAACCTGCTCCGCAGTTCCAACGATGTTGACTCCGACCAAGACATTTACCCGACCGGCATTTTGATCCGATTGGGTCGTCGTTTCTTCATCGACTTTTACAAAGAACGCCTTTTCAGGATCGTCCTTCGGTGTTAACGCTCCACTTTGTAGCGTTTGCAACAAGAAGTTTGTCAACGCCACTGAAATGCGCTCGAACAATTCCTCGTCTATCGGCTCGAACACGGCGAACAGAGAGTTATCAAGGATTGACTCCTCAATAAAGTTGAGAGTCCGACGCACATGGATGTAATGACGACCGTCCTTAACTCCGAACAGAGTCCTTGCACCGAACACTCGGACTCCACGTCCAGGAAACGGACGGATCACATTGACCCCAATGGGATTCAGGATGTCCTGGGCCACATCGAAATCAATGGCCTTCCCATCTGTCACCAGGCCGAGAATGTTCCGAACACGCTCATTAGCCGGAGCCTTATGGACTCCACGCTGAATGGCGACATCGGCCCAAATACCCTGGACCACACCAGACGGTGGGACCGTGATAATGGCATTGTCGGATTCTGGATCGTTGATTTTGAGCCATGGCCAGTAAAGAGCAGCATAGCTCGAATCCACATTGAGCGTCCGAACTCGATACTCCTCTGCTTCCTCAATCGTGTCAACGGTTTCGGGAGTTTCCATGATATAAACGACATCCTTTCGACCCTCGGCGTAGGCGACGCCGTTCACTTGAACAGCAGAAGCCGTAACACCTGGGGTGGAAATGAAGTTCACATCGTCCACATCGTCGAACAAATAAATACCGGACTTCGGATCAGCAGACGACCCAATGAAGTCATTGTCGGTCGGGGTCGCACCATCGGCTCCACCGGCCAAAAACACTTCATCAACAGGAGCCGGAAGGTCAACCTGGCCAACACCGAGCGCAAGGTCAGTCACGAAGATGTAATCAGATTCATTTCCGTCACCAGACAATCGAGTCTCCACATAATCTTCCTCGTTCGTTGTTTCCAACGACAGGAATTCATGGGAATCAACAAGAACGCCGGCATCGAACACGTCGATCTGGAATTCCTGGGAAACAACGGCAGTTCCAACGGCCAAACTTCCGGCCAATGTTATCGCAGCCATTGTCACAACATTCCCATTTACTCCGGTCACGACAAACTCAACCGAGTTCGTTCCGTCATCGGCATACAGCCTGGTTCCAACCACAATGTTTCGAGTCGAAACTAACCGCACCTGGGTCGCACCAGTGACCAGAACTTCATCTAGTGTGGTAGACGCTTTGTGACGGCTTGACGTTGTTACTGAACTCCCAACGGCTGTGATCGTCGCTCCAAGAGTAACAGCCTGGAACGTGATCTTTTTCGTCGCTGTATCAACAGACACAACGAACACATCAACTGTGGTCGTCCCGTCTGTAATCCGAACCTGGTCTCCAACGTCGATTCCACGAACGGATGTCAGCTCTGCTTCGGTCGCTGCTGTCACGAGATCAACAGCCAATGTGGTTTGTGCCTTGATCGTTCTCAAGCTGATGCTATCTCCCCAGGCTCCTGGGTTTGCGGCATCGACTTGGATTGTCGGGGACCCACTGAATGAATCAAGGTTCTTCGTGGATTCACCTGCTCCCGATCCAACAATACGGGAAACGTAAAGCCGTCGGCCTCCGTTATCGAAAAACGCTCGAACAGCCAACGGAAGGTAATTACCACGCCACAACCCACCGTAAAGACTGTCGAACTCCTGGAAACTCGAAACGAGTCTCGCTCTATCTATCGGGCCTTTTTTGGCGACTCCGACCATTCCGCCACTCGATATCCCTACTCCTTCAAATGTCGGGGGGGCGAAAAAGTCCTTCTCTACATAAACACCTGGACGTAATCTTTCAGTCATAATTTAGCTCCTATTACTGTTTTAGGAGACGGACGTTCTTATATCCGATGTGCTTTCGCACCGGAACGCTTTGAATCTCCCTCTCAGTTAGTTCTCGACTGATCTCCTGCGGAGACAGTATCAGGCTTTGACCACTGTTCAAGTCCATGACAATCATCGTTTTCCTGATATTTTTCAGTCGGTATGTTTTATCTTCGGGCATTTCGCACCTCCATAAATTTATCCCGTCTCACCCTTTTCCTCATTGATAGCATTGGCTACCTCCGAATTGAGACGGCCTGATTCCTTCGCCACTATCGTGGCATCGAACACATACGGATATTCGACATTGATCCCAAGGATTTCTGCAATCGGCAATTGAACCGCATCTCCGGCCCAGAAACGGGCAAACAAAGTGAGGTTCACGTCCTTGATCGCTAAGCTATCCGCTGTCACATCGGCTGCCGTAAACGGTGCAAAATCCAAAACTGAATAGATTTCACCTGTGGCTTCCGACTTTATATCGACAACATCCGTATCGAAAACTCGCTGCATTTCATGAACCATCGCAAGAGACGCTTCCTCAAGTGACGAGAGACATCGCAACGTAACAGGGACATTCATCTCGGTTTCAGGTTCCCGTTTGAACGCCCTCTTGTTTGCCAGATTTCTCTCGACGTTTTTCGTCCCACTTTTAAGTGGCATCCTCTTATTTGCAGCGTCGATCACAACAACAATGGCCGGCAACTCAGTCACTTTTATGTCTGAATCGGCCTGACCAATGTATACTTTTGATGATCCAAGAAATTGAACTTCGATGATATTCCCATTTGCCTGGGCAGAACTCATCGTTATTTCAGTTCCGTAAACGGGAGTTCCGTCTTTGTCGGCCCCGATTTGGACAACGGCTGAACTTTGGAATAAATCTGTGGTACGCCCTGGATCAACCGAAAGGTTAAACACACCCTCGACTGTTTCGACGGAGAAGTTTGAGTTAACAATGACTTTATCCGTCGTGGAAGAAAGAATCTGGGCCACCTCAAGCGGAACCCGAAAATTATTATCCAAGTACCGTTTGACACTCCGCTTCACATCCTCGACCCAGTTGTACCGGACATTGTAATGAAAGAGGACTTTCTGCAACCTCGGCGTTGCTGTCCGGTTCGTATTGGCCACAAATTTAATTTTGACCACATACCGCTTAATACCGACTGGAAACGTCTCGATATTTGCATCAACAGTTGTCGGATCGTTGAAATCATTTGGACCTGTCGAGGCGACCCACGCCCCACTGTCGTACCAATAAAATGTCGTACCTCCATCGTTCGATAGTGCAAACAACAATTGAGTCCCAGATGGAATTTCGGCATCGGCCTCGAACCCAAGAAATCCCGTGTTTCCAGTGGCTTTCAACTCCCTGGTGACCGCAATCCCTTCGGACCCATATTTCCCTTCACTGACGGCTGCATTTCCATTCTCATCCACCTTACGCAAGCGAGTCCCGTGCTTCAACGTTACCAACGTTGAATCAAGGGACGTAAACTCGTTCGTAAAAATCAAATTGAAAATATGAGTCACTATTTCACCCCAGATATTTCAGGGTCTTGCTTCCACAAAAAGATTCCAAGTGGGGCACCGGCCAAGAACATGACCCACGGATGTGCCATCAAAAACGGAATCGGCGGAGTCATCAAGTCCCAAATAAATACGCCAACAACAATCGGCCACATAATCAGTTGCTTTATGAGTTTTTCCTTCCAACTCTTTATCGTTCCTGGGACCAACAGATGCCCAATGATGATCCCTGTTATAAATGGAATGAACGGCTTGTGCATTGCCCATCCCATTGTAATTTCACTAATCGTATCTCCCTTCAAGTCGTTCCACGCAACATAAACATCCCATCCGATCAATCCAATAGTGGCAAGAATAATCAAACATGCTGTCACAGTTTTTAATTCCTTAAATCCTTTCCACATAATTCACCTCACGAATCCGGCTGGAAATAAGAACAAATCGCATGGATTGTCCTGGTCGATATTTCTGACCCCTGCTTGGTCACTGTGACTCTCAGCATTACCGCCGTCGGCATCAGCAGACTTTCCGCACTTTCAAATCCAATCGGCACATTCGGAATCATCCCAACGTCATTCAAAATTTCCGCATGAACAACAGTCGTAGGAGAAGAAACAAGCACCATGCTCGCATTGATTCTGTCCCCCTCCTTAATATCCGAAGAAAACACCTTTCCACCACGAAGCCAGACGTTACTCGAAAAAACAATATCAAACGTGAATTCATTGTCAGTGTCGTTCGTCGCATGAAACCCTTTCCAGTGTTCCGTTGTGGCCAACGGCTGAGCAGAAGAAGCGACCCTGATTGGCTTATCAACACCTGGTCTGATTTCAAGCGGCTTATTCCACGATGACTTGTAATTGTTTTCAAAGTCTGTTACATCACTTCCACCGTCTTTCAATAAAACATAGGACCACAAAAGAATCCCCGATTCAGGTGCAACCAAATGATATTTTGTGGAACTTTCAGAATACTGAGGTATCATAACTTTTGACGCTACCAGCGATTTAAATTCGGCCCAGGTCTCTACATTCATGATTTGCATTATTCTTCACCCCACAACAAGGTTATTGAAACATCCCTGTTCGTTCCATCGGCCTGTCCTGTTATCAACAGGTCGTACCCTGGATCAATAATTAACCCATTGTCTATTGGAATAACGAGAGCGTTTGAGCTTAACGCTCCACCGCTTGTTGACCCTGAGTACCTTTTCTTTCCTCTTGACGAAATAGTCGGCTCGTAATAGGCATTAACAACACTCGATGGAAGCGATGCTCCTTCCCTACATGGGTACACTGTCAAAGAACTTCCATTGCTCGTAATTGACGGTGCCGTGTAAATCCTGAAATTCGCCAAGGAATTTACTGAGTCGTAGTTGTTGAAAATAACCTTAATAATTTTCAACTGCTTTCCACTTGAGTCTGGATTACGGACAAGTATCAAATCTTTTTCACTTGAATCAAGATCGTCTGTTTCCCAACACAACTGAAAAAGCTGATCCTTCTCAGCATGAAACGCTATCGGCGGCAAATTCAACAACCGACCAAGCAGGACTTCCGCAGTTACCTGCGTTATCTTATCAACAATCCTTACTTCAAGATCACCAACTCTATTTAGATCGCTTCCCATATTTATTCCTTATTGGTTTGGTGTTTGCGGCTCGCTCTGAGCCGGAGCAGGTGGTACAGGCAGTGTCGCTTTCTCTGCTGCCTTCTGCGCCTTTTGAGCTGCCAAGTGTGGAGCAAACACGTTACGCAAATCTTCCCCTATATGGAGAATCTCAACTAAATTTGAATTGATTGTTTGGAGCATAGTCCACATGACTTCCCATTCGTTTCCACGAACATACTGAACTTCACGCCTGGTTGTTCCGTCGGGCATACGGACATGTTTTGCATCCGTTCTTTGGTTCGCTTCTCTTGTCGGTTTATTCTCAACCACTTGCTGATTCACAGTATCCAATTTCCTTCCTTGATTTAACGCATCACCATCTCTTTTATTATCTGTTCCCATTTCGGGCCTCCTTGTTTTAGTCGGCTGGTGTGAGGCTCACATTAAGCAAACCCCACACCAGCTCAAACCATTAAAATTCGACGTAAACAATCGTCGAGTAAATACCTTGTGTCTGGTTGTCGTCGTTTCGACGAGCCAGCCGGATAGTCTCAGTCCCACCAGCTTCCGCCAATTCGAGAGGCGGATCAATCGGCTGATACCATGTCGGCGACGCACCTGACGTGAACGCCACATATTTTTGTACCAACGACGCAATGGGACCAAGAGAGAGCGTTCCCTTTGTCGCACCGGACGCCGTGATAACAAACCCAACAACACGAGCTGTTTTACTAGTGGTCACAGTAACATCGTGGTTATCAGTCGCATCCTTATTCACGTCCTGATCCCGATGACTATGGAACTCAATACCACTCGTGGTTCCACGAACAACTTGAACATACACGGGATTCAGTTCACTGTGAGCAACTCCACCAACTTGCGTGATGTTTATGGCAGCAGCACCGGCAGAGCTGATATCAAGTCGATTTGCGTCGCTTGCTCCAACAACCCTTATCAATAGTTTCCGGTCAAGCGTCATCCGAGGGGCACCGATGTCACCCTCATCGACAGAATCGGGTGCCGTCTCATCGGCAATCGCACCCATCGGAAACACTTTATCCGTCGCAACAGTAAACGCTCCGTCATCGGCCTTAACATTTTTATCGTTGGTAAGGGCAGCCCCATCACTTCCGATGTCAAGACGGTTTGCATCGTCCGCACCAACAACTCGGATCAGCAATTTGCGATCCAACGTCATCCTGGGCGTACCAATGTCTCCTTCATCAACAGAATCCGGCGCAGTTTCGTCAGCCAAAGCTCCCATCGGAATCACTTTGTCAGTTGCAACTCCAAAAGCCGCATCATCCACTTTGCCTTCCGCAGCATTGGCCGTTATGTTTCCACTACTATCAATTTCAAGCCTGTTGGCATCGGTCGATCCAACAACTCGAATTAACAGTTTACGGTCAAGGGTCATTCTCGGAATCCCGATATCACCCTCATCCACACTGTCAGGAGCCGTCTCATCAGCCATCGCACCAATAGCACCGACTTTATCAGTGCCAGGTACATACGCTGAATCGTCTGTATACGAGAACGGTATTGAAACAGAAGTGACGGTAATCAACTTCCCATTCTCATCTGTTAGCAACGGCGTTGCATCACCATCCGCATACGTTGTCGGCGTTGCTTCGTATTTGCCGGATACCCTCAAACTTGTTGGGGTAGCACCATACGCACTGTCTACAACGGCGATGGATAATTCTTGTGAACCATCACCGAGTCCAATAAAAAGACGATTGGCATTTGTGAAACCACGGTCGTTGGTTCCATCCCATATCCTTATCCGCTGTCCAGCTCTGAAATCAGTTCCCATAGCTAAACCTCCTCATTTGAATTGATGATTTCTGCGTCAACAATTTTGCTGGGAGGCGTTTCGCCAAGTTGCCCATACAGATCATCTATCTCTCTATGCAGCACATCTATTTTTAATTCAATACTTTTCATTTCTACGGTCTTCATTCTCTCAATCGTAACCAACAACCCTTTGACTTGCGAGATTTTTTCAGACAAATTGATTTTCAACCGTTTCCTTTTTAACTCAGGAATACGATCTATAATATCTCCACCCTGTGAACCATCGTTCCGTATTAAATCATTCCCCATATTCCTTACCTTCTGTGACCAAAAATTGTGGCCGAGAAATCACAGTTGGAACCGAAGAAATGTTCCACCTTGATCTCGACCGTTTCGTTCGGAGCCAAGATCGACCCTGGCCCCATCGGGATCACTTGAGTCCCACTCATTTGATCCGTCCTAAATCTCGACTTCCTGACTGTTTCAATGTGCATCTCCCAACAAGCATCTATGTTTCCTTCGACAACAAGAACATCCATGTAAAGATTCGTTGATCCGTTCGTGTAGCTCAATACTGTAACTTGCCCACCAGACGCTACTGTCAAATTCTCCGCATGGAGACGCTCACTCGTAACCGGTGGAAACGTAACTCCACCGCCACCCAACGAAAGTTCCGACAACTTTCTGTCGAGTACCTCACGAATCAGATCATCAAGACATCTATTTTGACTCGGTGGCATTAGAGTTTAAGCTCCTCGATCACGAACGTACCGCCCACATTGTCATCCTGGACTCCACCGCACATTCTCTCACAGTAGATTTGAATGACCTCGCCTTCTTCAAAATCCTTTCCAAAGAGTTTCAACGTCTTTGAATCGTTACCGGCGACCATCAGGACAGCCCGTGTCGTGAACGAGCCTTCATTCGGTTTCTTTGTATCAATCCGAAAAGACGAGGACTTGATACCGCCGGCATGAAGGAAACGCCCCAACCAATGCTTCGTATTCGGTACTGTTGTTTCAAGGATCACTCCACTCGTGGGAACTCCCAAGAATGGAAAAAATTTGTTTAAGCCGACGCCCCCATTCCTGAGAAAATACTGGCGAACTAAATCCTCACCAGATAAATCCCCATGAACAAGCGACTCAAGAAATTTGATGTGATCCACGGTCACCGGACATCACCTTACTCGTTGTCCTTGAACCATGCACTCACATGCACAATCTCTCCACCAGCAGCACTACGAAGGAAAATACGACCCTCACTTCGTTGCTCGAACTGCTGAATCTGGTTGGCCGCTAATTCACCATCGACGTTCTTTCCGTCAAAACTGTACTCAATGACGTTCGCCGATTTATTTTCAAGACGGATTCCCGTGCTGATAAATCCGAAAACATACTCCTTCGGAAAAGGCGTGGCCGTCGCCGGCACCGTTATTTTCTGGAAGAAGCTATGCCTTAAACTGTTGATAATCTCGCTCATAATTGTTCACCTCGTTAATCTTATGACTGCCATCTGAGCAGCCCGATTGTAATTGTTGACAATATCGCCGAGCGATTCCTCGAATCCTGGATTGATGAAAGGACGCTTAACGACTTTGGCTCCCTTCCCTTCTCTCGTTGCCTCTCCGAACTCATGGACCCTGGCATACTCAACGATTTTCACCGCAGGGCGGTTTTTCTTTTTACGATTTGACTTCCCTTTCGGAATACCAATGAAGTGCAGCGTCGGGTTAATCTCAATGACAGTAACAGACCGCATCATTTCACCCGTGTCAATCAAAATCTTATCCTTGGGGGCTTTACGAGCAAGCGTGGAGGGAGCCAGAGGTTTCCACTCTTTCCTCTGGTTTCGGAGGCCCAAAACGATATTACGCCGAACCAATTGTGCGCTCTTACGAGACGCAGAACTGAACTCGGCGTCGAGTACCTCTTTCATTATGACTGGATTGGTAAAGTTCCTGATCTTTTGCCAATCACCAAACAAACCGGCCATATTCTCTCCTGTTTGGTTTTTTGGGGATCAAGGTATGGGGGGAAGTGGTTTCGACGTTCCTGGCTTAAATATACAGCCCTCTATCCTGTGATAGACGCTTCCCGATCCTTGTTTTCCTCAAAAAACACCATTACTAAGAGTGCTTTTCCACCCAAATGTCCCGTTGGCCTTACTTCAACGACCTGCAAATCCACTGGGAAATCGGCGATCTTGACGATACGATCCCCCCTCTGTATGGGGGAGTCCAGACCATCAAACACATCTCGCCGAAAGGTCAGGTGACCATCTGAATTGTCACCTTCCCCTGTCAATTGCCGATCCCGTTGGTTGCGGAACCGGTAAACGATTTGGGCCTGAGTTTGGACAGGAACATTCTGGCCACTATTCGATCCATACGTCTTTGCACCCTGCGGCTCACGGAAATCATCATCGACGACAACAAGTGGTATAACGGACGAATCCAATCTCCCACTTTCTCGCCTGATGAGTATTTCCACTTGAACTGGGTTGTATCGAAGTGGCAAGTCCATCATCAGCACCATTCGACAGGCATCGGCGCAGAGTATTCCTCCAATACGCCGTCCAACAACTCCAAGCCTGTCACGTCGCTTGCTACTTTCTTTGCCTCCTCACCGAATTTCTCGTACCGGTAATTGTCAGTCGTCTCCGACTTTATCTGGCCGGCCAAGACCGATGCGGACACAGTTGAACTACTTGATAACTGGGCACGATTTTGAATAACAAGGGTCGTTACCGCCCTCGCTATTGCTTCTGGCACAGGCCCCCAGGTTTTCGCCGTTGCTCCTGACGAGACCGTGACTGGAAGTCCTGCTTGCGCCTCGAATCCAAGTTTGTTGAGCGAGTAATCCACTGAGGTCAAAATGACCCTGGCGGCATTACCGTTGCTATCAACAAACAGGACGACATCTCCAACCCTGAAATTCTGGGCACTCGCCACATCGACTGTTACCGATGCCGACGTAATGTCCGTTGACGTTGTGGTTTGAATCTTCTCAGACTGTGGCTCAACCCAACCGAAAACTCCCGTAATCTGGATATTCTTGATTCCTTTCGGGAACCCAGTAATTGATCCCCAACTATAAGGAGAATCGGTAAGCTCGATCCAACGGTCGGCGATAACAAACTCATCGGCGGTCAGAACTTCGGGGGAAAGCGAACTGAGATCACCCCGTGACAGCAGGAGAATCCCGTTCGGCTCTACATCAAGGATTTTGATTCTACTTTTGAGATAGACGATCCTCGATCTGTCACCATCTCGAAGGACCCTCATTTCTTCTGGGACGAACCATTGACCCGTCAAACGGTCGATCACGGCTGACATAAGACGAATGAGGGTTCTGGCCCGATCATCCGACAAGTCGGATACGGTCACTCCCTCATTCCTTATTGATTGAATCGTGCAGTATTCACGGCTCAATCGTCTCAGCAGCACCTCGTCACGTTCATAGGTCACGGTTCACCACCTACCTCGCTTTTTTCTTCGTTGTCCTCGGCTTCCTTGCTGGCTCCTCATCCTCATCTTGCAGAGGGGAGGGGGACCGACTTTCAGTTTTTTCGGACCTGGCTGCCACGAGTTCACGTTCCTCTTTGGTCACGACATCGCTGACTGTCATCTTACTCATCGGGGTTTTCCCCGTGGGTACCCTGTTTCTGAGTGGCCGCCCCTGCTCATCGCAGGTTTCGAGCATCGAATCACCAATGAACTTTTTAACATCCATCGGGTTATCGACTTTCGTCGGCACCCCCTCCCTTGCAAAGATGTATCTTTGGCCAGACGGCCCTTCCTTTTGGACAGAGACCGCATTAACCGATTTAAAGAACTTCCCGTATGACATAAAACCTCCTATTTACCCGTTTCGGGTATGCCAACAACTTAACTTACTCCTCAAACACAAAAGTGTTCAAGTCTGTAAGTGGGACACCGAGACCTGCATTGATCCGTGTCTGATTCTCAATGAGATTCTCAAGGATTTTCCTCAAGCCCTCACCAGGAATTTCAGGCGGAACCCCTGCTCCGGCCTCAGCGAAGTTTTTACGAATGACGATTTCTTCACCTGCCATAACTACCTCCTATTTAGATTTAGTCCATCACCTAAGTCTCTCCAAATCCTACGGATTAGAGGACACGGGTGCGGAGGTTAATGGCTTTCACCAATGCGTTCTTGTTTTCGATCTGGGCATCCGTCCGGTTGAACACAACGGTCTCAACACGGTCAAAGTCCTTCTCGAATTCAGAGTGAACACGGGTTGCGTTTAAGATGGCCCAAATGAAGTTCTTAGGGTTGGCCAACCAAATGAACGTCCCTTCTGGGATGTTCTGGGTCGTACCAGCGTCGGAACCATTTGTCACCGCAGCCGTGAGACCGAGTGTGGTGTAAGCGTCATTGGCAACTGCCACAATTTCAACTTCCGCAGCGACCCCAGTGGTGGGAGACTTAAAGAGAATACGGCCCTCTCCATCGTCATAAGCCACACCAGCAAGGGACGGATCAGCAGCATTGATCTGTCCGGCAATTTCAAACGCTTCGTACACACCAGGGGACAGAATGACAGCCACCGCACCAGCGTTGTTCACGTCGATGGTGATGGCATCATTTGTTCCGGCAACGATTTCAAACGGACCTTGACGGGTTCCGAGAACAATTGCAGCGGTCGCAGCGTTCACTCCAACCAGCTTGTCGTCGGGAATCAAGGGGACTTCAACAACTGGATACCCAAACGGCATAGGCGGACGGCCCGAAAGGGACGCATCACCAGTAGCGGTTTGGCGGTCAGAGTTTAAGTCCATCCAGTCAACCATGGTTCCACGGCTGACAAAGAATTTCAAGTTGGGGTCGTTACGGAATTGTTTTGGCATTTGCCGAAGCATGGCCGAAAACACCCGTTTGGACAGGTATCCACCTTGAACGTCAACGATGTGGGCGTCATCAGACAGTTTGTCCCATCCGTCGTTGGCTGAATACAGGTCACCTTTCGGCGTACCCGTGGAAGCAGCTTCATCACCATTGATGGCTAAATCTTCGAGGTCAGTCGAGATTTGGGCCATCATCGCTTCCATGACTTGATCTTCCATATTGTCACGGGCGATGTTTTCCTCAAGGGATTCTGTGGTGATGTGCCAATCAGACCGAACCTTTTTGGTGTCGATCTGAACCTTATTGAATTTGGTGGGCTTCTCTTGGGTCGGCCCCGTGTTTTCAGGGGCTTTCTTCGTGACAGGCTCACCAATGTGCAACTTGTCGATATCCATGCGTGGATTGTCGAGACGCTCGTTGCGGACCAACGGGATCATTTTCGAGAACCGTCGGACTAAAACGAGGAATTCGTCTTGCTGTTCAGGATTGAGTTTACCTCCATTCAGGAAAGCACTTGTCTCAATCGCACTCACAGCTTTTTCAATTAACTGATCGTTCTTCATTTTTTTCCTCCTAATGAATCTACTTAGCGGAAGTGATTGCTTCCGTTATCGGGAACTCAAACTATCCCGAATGTTTTTCCCAAACAGTGCGCCTTTGAAAACCGACTTCTTTTCAGTCGGCGTTTCATCGCCCTCTTGTCCTGGGATATGCGTACCCTCACCACCGGCTTTCTCCAATGCTTCGATTCGAGTTTTCAGCTCATTGAACTTCTTGCTGACAACTTCGTCTAACGCCTTCGAGATTTTCTTAGTGGTTTCTTCGAGCTTACCATCGAAGGACTTGGACACTTTGTCAAGTTCCTCACGGACGCTGACAGAAGTTTTTTCCACTTCCTTTTTCAGGTTCTCAATTTCTTCCACTGACTTGGCCGGCTCTTTGGGTTGCTCATCACCTTCGGGTTTTTCTTCCTTCGGTGTTTCGCTCCCTTCGGGTTTCCCCTCACTTCCCTCTTTCGGCTGTTCGCCGGTAGGCTCGCTCGGTTTCGTCTCTGGCGTTGAAGCAGGAGGCTCGGCGGCATCGGGCTTTGCGGCTGGTTCCTCTGCTGGCTTTTCTTCTTTGCCAATAACAGAGGTAATAGCCTCAAGCGTTGCTTTCACCTTGGCTTTTTCCTCGTCGGACATTTTGTCCCATTGCGCTTTGGTCAAGCCGGTTTGAGCATCGCTCAACTGCTCGATGACTTCTTCCGTTTTCATGCTCATTCCTCCTAACTGCATCAGGACTCCCCACAGCTTTTTACCAAACGACTGACTGCCTGAGAGAACGATGCGCTCTTGTATTGACTGCTTTCCTTCTTCTTCTTTTTCCTTCACTTTTTCATCCATCTGAAATCCTCCTTTGAATTCGACTCGGAGTTCCTTACACAACTCCACGGTGAACCACGACATGTCGATGCCCTGTTTCTCGTGAAACGCCTTGAATTCACCGTAAGTATATTCTTTGAGTTCCGGCTGCTCCCTCTCGAACTCGTTGTAGTGGACTCCCAAATGACGATGGATTTTTGGTCTATCTGCATCTGGTACGTTCAATGCCCCTTGGTTCAACCGAACCTGGGCTGCAACGACTCCACGGAAAAATGTCTTGATCCGTCCCTCGTGGAATTTACGGTGAGGCAATTTATAAGCCGCCTTCTTTCGGGGCGGATTATTGTCTGGGTCTGACGCCGGATCGAGCCACGCATGAATGGACTTGTACCGATTCCAGTCAGCGTCGGTCTCCCCTACTCCCAGAACTCTATTACCCTCAGCAGCCGTGAACGACCATGCCGTATCAATAGGAGCAAGCGATCCGGTTTTAGCCGGAGGGATCAAACCCTTATCCATACCGGCGAACAATTCGCCTGTGCAGATATGGATTTCTGGGACCCCTTCCTTCTCCTGCTCCTTAACATAATCGTAACCCTCGATTGCCAAACTCTTTGAAATGGCTTGCGTGAATCCGGTTCGCTCGTTCGCTGCATGGCCAACCCTGGTCAACGCCACATGATCCAAAAGCAGATCGTCCAGAACTCGGACTCGTTCACCCGAATCAGGATCGTTCTCAAAATACGTTGCGTTTTGATTTTCGGGATTGATAAAACCGCCAACACTCAATTGCTTATTGGGGGTTCCGGCCTGGATATCCTCGAACAAAACATTGGATTCTGGGAACCGTTCGTCCAATTGGAAGTCAACTTCCAACCCTGGGGCACGGGCAACTCCCTCACCGAAGAATTTGTCCAGGTCTGCCTGACTGACCATCTTGGCTTTGACCGCTTTACCGATCTCGAACGTGTCCCGATGGGTCGGCAACAGTAGAACGTTGTTACGCTCATTGATCTGTTTGACCATCCGCTGAATAGCGACGTTGGACATACGTTCGCCATGAGCATCAATCCCCGTCTCCGAGGCAATACCCATGACGTGCATTTTGCCATCACCCTCATCCTTCCACGCTTTGATGGCAGACAAGGGAAATTCAAATTTCTTTTTCATTTCATTACCTCCGCAAGCATCTCTTTTTCTACATCGAGTTCGTAAGCTCTTTCGAGTTTTACGCTCTCCTTGGTTGCCACCGTTGTTGTCCTACAATTTGCATGATAGGGGGGCAGCCACAAATCAAGTCTTTCCAACTTCACCCTATCTGGCACTCTTGGCCGGTCATTTGGACTGAACCGTCCTGACCCACGCCTCGTTAACGTCGAATGGGGAAGGAAACTACGTTCCCCTCCCTTACTCGTGAACAGCGCACTGAGACCCCTCAATGCTCGGCCTGTGTCGATCCCGACCCATGGCCTCATGTCCTGCTGTTCCTCATATTCGTCATCCGTCGTCGGCTTACCCATTCCAACCAAATTTTCCATGTGCTTAAAAGCTGGCTCCGTCCTGAACACTTGACCGTCAAGGTATTGGCATATCGGCGTTGTCACCCCATCCATTACCGCTACGATCTCGTACCTCGTTACCTCTGCCTTTCGATAAGTGTTCAACTGGGCCATGCTCCTTGACGAATTTACGGACTGGTTCGCCACAACATCCCAATAAGCTGGCGACCGATTCAACAATCTCGCACTCATCCTTTCTTCAAGTCGATCCGACAAGTCAACGGCTCCGAACCCTTCTTCCAGAGTCTCGTTCATTATGTAATCCAACTCTGGCTCCCATATCCGGCTGTAACTCGAATCGAGATACGAATGGGTGGTATTGTTAAGGGCGGTTATCAGCTCTTGATCTACTGCGGTCAAGGATGAAATCCGCCCTACCTGCCGGCTCGTCAATTGCTCAGCTACCGTGTACATGTTTGAGATGGCGTCCAGAACATCATCCTGGACTTCAACCGCCAGCTCGGTTCCGAGTATCCGACGTAACGTATTGTGAAAGACCCTTATCGCTTCTCTATTGAAGCGTGGCCCAGACGAAGTAAGGTCAACTCCCTTATCTACCAACTTCTCAATCGCTGGACCCAAATTTGTTCCGACTCTTGCGCTGAACGCTCGAACCAGAGGCTTTACTATGTTTTGCTCGAACGGGACTGGATCATCAACCCTTTTTTCCACAAGACCACATTTGCACATGGTGTCATGGAGCATCTTCGACGCAACTGGAAAAATATCCAACTCATTTATTTTGATGTCCATTTGTTCCCGTCAAATTTAATTTGAGCAGCCCTTTTGCATCACCCTTTTCAACAAGGGCATTGACCGCATCGTTTAATTTCATCAGGTCATCGACAATCCGTTTGCCCATGTTATTAGCTGAATCGTTTTGCGCCTGGTTATTGGCATCGGCAATCATACCCTGCTGCATTTCGAGAAGGGCAATCTGCAACGGTTTATCGGCCCACTCGGTCTCGAACGGCTCAAACCCTTCAAAACCTAAGTTAGTCAGCAGTTTCCTTACATCATTCGGAGTAATACCGCCAGACTTTGTGAGTTTTTCAAACGTACCGACATCACCTTCCTCGGTGGTCGTTCGTGGACGCTTAAATTGAAGCCTTGCATTGGTGATTCCCATTCCGGCAACGAGCGTATGGTTCAGCGTGTACTCTTTATCGAGCGCATCTGGATTGAACTCTTGCTCAACTGTGATGGCTCGACCTACAACGGCTCCGGCCTTGTTAATCCCCTCGGTGTTAAAGAACGACTTGTCGAGTCCGAACGCTTCACGGACTTCCTCATCATTCATCTCACGGTATTTCTGGAAGCTGGCATCGTCCGTTTCACCCACGGTCATCTTGTCAATTTTGATCTGGACATCCTCACTTTTTGCTACTCCCATTTGCTTACGCTGAGGTTGAAGGATCATAACTCGATGGGCGTTCTTGACTCCCTTCCCCTGCTGCTCAAAAAATTTCTTCAACTGATCCAACGACTCCGGCGTCAGGCGACCACCTGTCACGGTTATCGCAACTCTCGGCACACAATCGTTCTCAAAGAAAACAGCGTTCCTCTCGGCAGCCAATCGTGATCCGGCAATAGCAGGGGCCGTCGCCACATGACGTGGGACTCCATAATAGGATGAACGTGGGGAATAGATCATGAACTGGATCAGTTCACTGGCTCGGAACTTGACTGGAAGGAATTGACCTGGCTTCTCTGGCTGAAATACTTTACCTGTCCGGTTATCTATGATTCTCCTATCACCGAACTTCTTGAAATAACGCTTCTTACCGCCTCGAATTTGGATGAACCCATCCCCTGATTTAAGAATTCGGATGGTATGGGACGAAACATGGTAAAGACCACCAACTTCGCCGGCTGCGTTCCTGGCTACTTCAAGGTATCCGTTCCCTGTGGCTTCCTCATCAATTTTCACCAGCTCCATGACTTTGGTGAACGGCATATCAGCGTTCGGTTTATCAAGCAACTTTTCGAGTTTTGCCTTGTCAGCATCATACGCCTGCTGCAACTCGTCACGCTTTTGACGTTCTTCTTCGGACAAATCTTCGTCTTTGGCATTAAGGATAGTTTCAACATCGGCCCAGGGAATGATGTCCCATCCGAGTCCGACGGTATTGCGAGCGTAGGTTCTTACAGCTCGACCGAGGCGTGTGTTTATTTCGAGGGCAGCAGCCCAAAAACGTAAATCAACGGGTGGCTTAACAATATCCTCACCCATTGATGCAAATTGTTTTTCGTCATCCGTCAGTTGACGGGACTCGATGTTTCCACCACCGAGGACGATAGCTTTAACTGTCGCTTCCGCTTTCGTGTACTCGTCGTCGAAACTTGGCTTCTTCGCTCTTGGCATTTTCCACCTTTACTTTTATCAGTTCGTCATTATACCGTGCGTCATCCTCAAAAGCGCACGGACATACAAAGACTCCGGTTAAGGAATCGTCAGGATTCGTCATCTCGCAGGACCAACTTGTGCATTACCTTATAGATGGTCTGCTCCTCGAAACGGCCTACGGCCTTTCCAAGTGTTGACTGCGATATCTTATCCCTTACTACTCTGTCTCGTGCAACTTGCACAGCTTCGGACGGTAGAAACGTGGCAAACATAATAGCCTTCGCTCCTTCATCCGATTCGAGATCACCAACGCACAGCGCATACTTGTCGATATCGACTGGCGCAGGCGGCCCCATTTTTTCTGGTGGGTTGTCGCCGATGTGAACGGCCTTGCCAAGAACAACCGCAAAAAAACCGGTGCTGTCTAAAACATCTACTGCTTTTGAAATTTTATCGTCCAACGTGTTCAAGGAACTCCTCCCCAACCGACTTCTTAACTTCTTTGGTCTTTAACGTGATAACCTTCAATTTCCCCTTCAACGATTTCGCCTCCTCAAGCGACAACTGAACAATATGGGTGTGGTCTCCACCCTCAATCGGAGTCTCAAGCGTGAACGACGGACCTTCACTTAAAACGGCTTCGAGAACATGAACATGCTGATCCCCACTGGAAGTTTTTGCGGTCGCAAACCATACCATATCTCTTTCTGGATCGACGACTGCATGGACCTCGTGGTTATGGCCTTCGGCTTCTTCACTTGTGAGCAAAACATTTGTGACAGGCTCTAATTCCTCTTGCTTATTCACCTTCATATCCGGCTCCTTTGATTTCTTCATCATCTCTTTGACCGTGTTGACCAATTCCCGTTTTGACCGATAGCCAAGACGTTTCGCACGGAAGTCATCCACATGTTCATCAAGGGAGTCCAGGATAACGCTCGCATTTGCTTGGGGGTTGGCGGCGTTGGGAGATTGTAGGGGTGACTTGAAAAGAACGAACTCGTGTTTATGGTCAATTCCTCTGCTTGCACCACTCGTGAACATCTTTTCACCACCCCTTAAATCAACAAGATGGGAGTGACGTTCCGACTGATCCGTCAAATGGGTCATCCCCATCATTCGACCAGTCACAGGATCATACCCGATACGAAAGGTATGAATATGGGCTACGCCGTTCGTACCCTTTGCAGGCAGCGTGAACCCTTCAACTACGTTCTCACAATCAACGTCCGCTTTCATGTGCATCGTTCATTCTCCCACGCTCAAATTTTTCACACCAGTTGTTACTGTTGGTCATGATCCTGTCGGCGGCACACTGACCAACATAACTTTTGCTGCTCTCACTCCAATTGTGCCGTTCAAAAAACTTGCAAGTTAAGCACACTTCTGGTTCAGGTTCGATCTCTCTCAATTCGACCCACCGCTTGAAAATCAAATTTGGACCCAACTCCATGGCCAACTCCCATCCCTCTTGGCCGATTGCGTTGAACTTTTCCTGTGGGTCAACCAGGAACCAATCCTTCCCTTTTACGAGATACTCATACACCTCCATCCTCATCCTCGTCACCGATTCCACAGACCATTTCCTCAATCGTTTTCAATCCAGTTGGCGTCGTGTTTCCCTTTGGTACGCATATTCCGGCTTGAACTCCTTTTGTCATCGAGATCGTTCTGAACGTTCCACTCTTACATTTGCCTGGGGGGAACTGGCGGAACCGCCATGTGTTCTCCGTAGTGTCCACTTTCTTGTCAACGAACCCATGATCCTTTACCCACTTACGAGCGTCGGCCAACGTGTCGAATACACGTTTAAGTAGGATGAGCGTTTGGACCTTGGTTTGTTTCAGGAATTCTTCTTTGAGGATATCGGTGGCGAGTTGGTTATGGCAGGAACGACAAAAATGTGAGCCTTTCCGAAATTGATGCGTGACGATGATACCTTCTGCATAGCAGCAATCATCGGGTTGTTTCTCATAGACTATTGAAAGCCTTGCTCTATTCCACTTCAAGAGGAGGTCAAGAGTGGCCTGCTCCATACAACCTCCAAAACGAAAAGCTGTCATGCCCAAGCAGATGCACAGCAGCCTTCAAGATTTCGATTCAACAGGACCTTCGGTCACGCTCACGGAAAATCTACCACCCTTAATTCCGTTTGTCAACGAATGATTTTATTTTTCCGCTGGTTTTGAAAAGTACATGCACTTGTCCTCATCCAGTCGAGGGCAGTTAAAGATCAACCCTGTTTTCGTCATCTCGGCCAAAAGCCTTTTCTTGACATGCGACGTAATAGCCACCCACAACGCCCTTTCGTATTCGTTCTTAGGGTCGGCCCCGTCCGACAACTCCAAAAGGATTCGGTCAATCAACTCACCAAGCTGTCTCGAA